ACCCTCGATGCCATGGCCAGGGTCGGCTCCAGCTACGATTTCACCGGCCCCTTCGTCTTTGCTGCCAAAGGCGACGACGGCCTCCTCGTTGCCCTCAACATACGTGAGATCAGGAAGCTGCCTGAGCTAAAGATCGAGCGCGGCATCTCCGGCACGTTCGTCGGCTTCCTTGTTGGCGACACTGTCACCCTGGATCTCCCCCGCCTGTGCAACAAGGTAGCTAACCGCATCTATGCCACTCAGAAGGACATCGACGAGTACAGACTCGCCGTCACTGATTGGCTCAGCATGATCACCAGCACTGAGGAGGCCACGTCAATGTGCCAGTGGAACGCTCACCACTACGGCCTCTCTGTCGGCGAGGCCGAGCACCTTTGGGGCTACCTTGTGAGGTACGCCACTGGCAAGACCATGTCCAGCCTGCGCGCCCGCAACCCCAACTTCGTGATGGGCGAGCTCAAGAAGAAGCTCATCCCTTCCCGCCGGAACTAAATTCTTTGACGGATGTAGCGGCCCTCCGCACGTCATTGCAATTTTGATTTTACCATTTAAATCCATTATCTAACTGTTTTTTTTCAAGTACATTTATTTATTTTAACATAGTCTACTGTATTCAATATTCTTTAATTCTAATTCTGATTATTACCATTATATTCAGATTTACCATGCCTTCTCAAGGATTATACGTCGTTCAGTCTCAAACCTTATATGCAACGTTGGCTAAGATTGAGGGCAATCAGCAATTCGCCACCCTCGCCCTCGTCATTGCTTTCTCAGCTTCAATCCTCCTATCTACTGCCGGTCTTGTCTTTGAGATTCGCGCATTCAAGACAAGCGTTGGTGAGTCACTTCTCAACGCCACTAACATACTTACGGCTTTCAAGGATGCTTCCGCCGTTGAGTCCCTCCACATCAATGAGATGCTTGATAAGATTCTCAATTCGACCGATGAGATTGAAATTGTCCTTAATGCCGATGACCTTAACATCACCTTCGACATTGGCAACGTTGAAGAGCAACTTGACACCATTATTCAACAAGGTAAGGACCTTGCTGCTCAAAATGAGGAGATATTCAATTCAGAAGACGGCTGGGGCTCATCTATCAAAGCCAAGCTCGAAGAGGCCGATTCCATTTTAAATGCCGTTGCAGATACGATAGACATCATCCAGGGCATCATCGAAGCTGTTAGCGCCATCATACAAGGCGTTCAGCAAGCCACACTTAAAGCAAGCGAGGCGCTCCAGCAGAGCACCGTTGATAATCTCGTCGAGAGTCAAGCCACTTTAAAATCTATCCTTGAACAACTATCCAACGGCGCATTTAATCGCAAGGTCATTCTTGCTATAGAAACAACAACTTGGGATTTTGAGATGCCAGATATCGCCTTTACATCAATGGGCGCTGAGGCTATGGAGGCCGTTTCTTTCGACGCTATAGGTTGCGAGAGTTTATTCGGCGAGGGCCCCATTAATTGTGATGGAGTGATCCTAGCTGAATTTGCTATCGAAGCCGGCTCCTTTGGAGGCGCCTCCACTGAGGGCGTTAAAGTAATCGCTAACAAACCGCCTTTCATTTGATCAATTCATTCAATATTATAATAGTTTAATCCCCCACCGATGCCTCGACAATGCCCTACTACCCAGCTATTCTCGGAATCGCCGGCCCATCTGGCAGCCACAAAACCACCGCTGCTAAGAGATTGGCTCTCAACTGCAAAGCTCTATT